GATCCACCATAAACTTCCGCTGAGTGAAGGCGGGACACATGACAGGAACAACCTGATCGCACTGTGCAGGCCGTGCCATTCGAGGATTCACGCACAGAGGGGTGACCGCTGGAACCGCAGGTGAGATTTTCCTGTGAGGGGTAGGGGCGGTGTAAATCCCTGTGACGGCTGTGACGCTAGAACGGCGGGTGGGTGTCACGCACAAAATTTGGTATTCAAACGGGGAATTGTCCCTGTGACAGAAAAGAGGTGGGAAATATGGCGAAGGACGGGACTGCCAGGGGCGGTGCCAGACCGGGAAGCGGACCGAAAAGGAAGGCTCTGACGGAGAAAATCTCTGCGGGCAAAACGGCAATGGTCTGTGATCTGCCGGAACCTTCTGACCTGGAAGGATCAGAGATGCCGCCGGTCAAAGAGTTCCTGAAAGCAAAACAGAAAAACGGGAAAGACCTGTGTGCGGAAGAAGTTTATACGGAAACATGGAAGTGGCTGAAAGAAAGAGGATGTGAACGCTGGGTCAGTGTGCAGCTGATGGAACAGTATGCCATGAGCGTTGCCAGATGGGTGCAGTGTGAGGAAGCCATTTCGGAATATGGAATGCTTGCAAAGCATCCGACAACAAAAAATGCGATTGCATCCCCGTATGTTTCCATGTCGCAGCAGTACATGAAACAGGTTAATCAGATCTGGTATCAGATTTTCCAGATCGTGAAAGAAAACTGTTCTGTGGAATGGCAGGGAAACACGCCGCAGGATGACGTGATGGAACGTCTGCTCAGGACAAGAAACGGAGGTTAGGCAGAATGGAGATTAAGGTTGTAAAAGATTTTCAGCTGGTGGAAGTGGAGAAGCTGGTGCCATACATCAACAATGCAAGAACACATTCCCCGGCACAGATCAATAAGCTGAGGGCAAGCATCCGGGAGTTTGGATTTATCAGCCCCCTAGTCATTGACAGGGATTTTAATGTGCTGGTGGGTCATGGAAGACTGGAAGCTGCAAAGGAAGAAGAATATACGAAGGTGCCCTGTGTGTTTGCGGATAATCTGACGGAGGCACAGAAGAAAGCATATATTCTGGCAGACAACCGTATGGCAATGGATGCCGGATGGGATGAGGAACTTCTGAAAATTGAGATGGAAGAACTGCAGGCGGCTGATTTTGATATGGGGCTGACGGGCTTCAGGGAAGATGAGATTGCGGATCTGTTTGCAGTGAAAGAAGATCCGGATGATACCGGAAGCAACAAAGAGTTTGATGAGGGGGAATTTGGGGATGAAGAGTTCAAACATGAATGTCCAAGATGCGGGTTCAAATTCAACTGACCACAGATTCCCGTGGAAATGGAGACTGGCTGATCTTGGGGATGTACCGAAGAACGGGAGAACGGTGTTCAGCTGCTTCTCTTGTGGGGGCGGATCCTCTATGGGATATAAGCTGGCAGGATATAAGGTTCTGGGCAACTGTGAGATTGATGAAGCCATGATGAAACTTTACCGGGGAAACCATCATCCCCAGTATTCGTATCTGATGGATATCAGGGATTTTAATGAGCGGAAGGATTATCCGGAGGAGCTGAAAAATATTGATATCCTGGACGGATCGCCGCCATGCTCTGTATTCAGTGTTGCCGGTGACAGGGAGAAAGCATGGGGAAAAGAAAAGGTATTCCGTGAAGGACAGAAGAAACAGAGACTGGATGATCTGTTCCTGCATTTCATCCGGACTGCTGAAATTCTGAGACCAAAAGTTGTGATTGCAGAAAATGTGGCAGGGCTTTTGAAAGGCAATGCCAGGGGATATGTGAATGAGCTGCTGAAAGCATTTAAGGAAGCTGGTTATGTGACACAGATTTTTCTGCTGGATGCCCGGACAATGGGAGTGCCGCAGAAAAGAAACCGTGTCTTTTTTATTGCACACAGGAATGACCTGGATTTGCCGAAACTGAAACTGGAGTTTCATGAAAAGCCGATCCGGTTTGGAGAAGTCCGTAGTGAACACGGGATTCCGTTTCAGAAGGCACTGATGGCAGAACTGATCGGCAAAAGAAAAAAGGGAGATACCTGCTTTGCGGATATTTCCCTGAGGGAGCGTGGAAAACTGTCCATGTTCAACAATGCGATTGTGGATGACAGCAGGGTGGCGCCAACCAATGTTGCGAATGCCACACTGG